AGTATCACGGTGGCACTCACAAGATTGCTTTCTGTGTTGAAGATCTAGTTGTTGACAGTCTACTGGACGATGATCAAGCCTTCAATGTTGATCAGTATGCCAAGATATGGGCAACAGGTGATATCAAAACCACATACGAACGGAACTAATTAATTTTTAAAGTAAGTCTTTATAACTTCCAATTGATCGTGGTACTTTGCAATAATTTCTAATTCTTTTTCTATTGCCTCTAAGATATCAGGATGTTCTCCAACACCTGTAGCATTTTTCAGGTACACTTCAACGTTCATAGAATGTTTTTTGATATGCCCTTTGGCGTGTTCCTCAATTGCCTCGATCATATTCTCTCTGTTGTATTCTTTTATTACTGCCATGTAAAATCCTTTTCTAATATACTTTAATTATGACACATTGTAAAGATACTTCCATGAAATAGGAAATTTATCTTCACATCTAGTTGCGATTAATTCGCAAACATTTCTTGTTTCTTCCTGCGTATCTTTAGCACATCTTAGATTACACACCCTTGCGAACGCATAAAGGGTTCCAGACCAATACCATTCTGTCATCATGCTCTGTGGTAAAACCATTCTTGCCTGTTCAGGTGCTATACCTTTTCCTATCAAGGCNTTGTAGATAATGACACACTGTTTCATAGTCATGTCCAATCTGTGCTTTTCGTTGCTGTCTATCTCCACAGTGCCATCTGACCCCTGCTTTGAATTTTGTGGTCGGCCTCGCCATTGTTTAGGCTCATAGAGTTCCGGGGTGTAGTCAACGTATCTTCTGGACACCTCATTCCAGACCAGACCAACTTGATGTTTGACTAATTGCCTCGCAACAAAAATCGGAGCCTTAATCCTAAATTGCAGACTGGCATGGGCAAATGGTGACCAATGATTGTGGGTTGCTAAAAACTTAATCAATTTTTCATCTTTTTCTTTCAACAATCCCGGTGTTGGGCCTGCAGGAGTAATTGAATCCCATTCTGATTCTTTGGAATAAGACACACGTGCCGCGTTTACCACACTAAGGTCTGATCCCATTACGTCTATAAGTTCTACATTCATTGTTTTACAGCCTCTCTTAATTTTGCTTTAGGTATGTCTACCATTCTTTTATCGCATACATTTGTTATTATACACGAGTCACAGTCAGGTTGTCTACTGACACAGTGTTTTTTTGCATGAGTTATTAGCCACATATGTGCACCGTATTTGTATTTGGCAGGCGTGGTGTTGTTTACTGTGATACTTGCCTTGCCTTCATCTAAACTATCTGCCCAACCTAATCTCCATAAAAGTCTAAACACATGGGTATCAACTGCAATATGTGGTTCACCAAAAACAAATCGCATCACAATATCTGAACTCTTACGGCCTACTCCGGGCAATGACATAAGTTCTTTCTGTGTGTTAGGAACCTTACCATTAAATTTTTCTAATAACATTTTGCTCGTTGCAAGTATGTTTTTTGATTTTGCATTATGTAGACCAGCAGGTCTTATGGCCTCTATTACTTCTTCTCTACTCAACTTTATCATATCTTCAGGCGTGTCGGCCAAACTGAATAACTGATTACAGGCCATTGCGGTCCTTTTGTCTTGGCTTTGTGCAGACAGCATTACTCCAATGAGACTGGTATATGCCTTGCTGTAAATTTTCGCCTTAGGTTTTCTGTTAGAGTACTGTGGGTATCTTTGTTTTAGTTTTTCGTAGATGTGTTCTATCTCAAAGTTTGACTTCATTTTCCTTTAAAATACTTTTGCAACTTATCTTTTTCACCTGCGTGTTTCTCATAATCTGGCAACGGATCGACTTTCTTTGTAATTACTTCCCATTTTTGAGACCATTCTTTATTAAACTCCACCCACTTGGCTGTGTCGGGATTGGTGTCAGGCTCAATGGCATCAACAGGACATTCAGGTTCACACACACCACAATCTATACACTCGTCTGGGTTGATGACAAGCATATTCTCGCCTTCGTAGAAACAATCAACAGGACATACTTCAACGCAATCTGTGTGCTTACACATTATACATTTGTCGTTGACTATGTAAGTCATGTTACTTCAAATGCTCTACTAATTCTTGATAACCACCAATGTGCTTTTCGTCAACAAATATCTGAGGCACTGTCCTAGCACCAGGCACCGCTTCTTGTAATTGTTGAACAGTCCATGGTCCTTTGGCAATATTTCTTTCTTCATAATCAATTCCTTTTGAATCTAAAAGTTTTTTTGCCTGTTCACAATACGAACATCCTACATTGCTCCATACTATCGCTTTCATTCGTCATCTCTCCTGTCGTTACGTTTTTTTAATTCTTCTTCAATTAATTCTTTATTTTTGGCCATTCTCCAAAATAACATATCTAGAATTACTAGATTGAATAATAAGCCTAATGTAGTAAAANTTAAACCAAATAGATACTTGGGAATGAACCATAGACCCATGAACAATGTTAGAAGATAATTCTTAACATACTTTTGTGGTACTATCCAATTAATCCAACTATCACTTATCATCATTACTAGTTATTAGTTTTTCGTATAATTTTTTAATTTTAGGCACCTTATTTGTGCCAAGTCCATGCAGTATTGTTTTAAAATACCAACGATTCCACCAAGTTCCGTCTTCGTATTTTTTTGTGTAATCATGAAACCTTTGTATTATTTCAAAACAGTCATGGATATCTTTTTTATGTTCCACTTCTTTGATTTGATCTTGAGAAAGTTTAATTAAAATTGTGTTAAATCTTGCAGTAGCATAATCTAGTGTGCCCCAATACTTTTCAATAAATTCACTGCCGGGTGTTCTGTCCTGAACGTGCCTTACTACCGATTCCGTTTTCAAAACATAATCTTTTAAAGTCAAATTCATTGTACATTATTTTCTTTTTTGAATTTTAATCTGCAATGGAAATCCTTCGTTCCTAGCCATCATTGTGGCCTCAATGCCTTTTTGTTCTGCAACTTCAAACACAAAGGATCCAACTATACCTTTACCTTCGTTATGTATTTGTAAAGTCAATTTATTTGCCTCATCTATTGACTTATGGAAAATTTTTTGTAAAACTCTTATTACGAATTCCATTGGTGTTATATCGTCATTAATAAAAACGACATCATACATTCCTGGTTCTTCTACTTTTATTTTTTCTTTTGTTTCTGTTTTATAAATCGTATCTGACATTATCATACCCTTATTATAGCATATTTAAACTATTTGTCTATTGAATAAAGTAGGGCGATGTTGCCACCGCCCTATCTATTATTATTTGATTTCGATAGTTTTTGCTTTTTTGTGTTCTGGAATTATTCTCTCCATGCTCACTTTAAGCAAACCATCTTTCAGTTCCGCACCTTTTACCTCGACATCATTTGCGATGGTAAATGCCTTGCTGAAGAATCTTTTGCTGATTCCTCTGTGTAGTACTCCGTTGTCATATTTGTCAACGTCTTCTGCATCATCCTTGTTGGGTTTAGATTTTACTGTGAGTAAATTTTCTTTATACTCAACTACAATATCATCCTTACCAAAACCTGCGAGTGCAAGTTCTACGTCATAGGTATTCTCACCAGTCTTTACAATGTTGTATGGTGGGAAGTTGCCCATAGTTCCCCTGAAGAAACTGTCGTCCATCATATGTTCAAAGTGATCGAACATATCATCGAACCCTACGGTTATTGGTCTTAAGTTATTAAAAATAGATAGATTGTTTTTCATGTGCTTTCCTCCTAAGTTAGCGAGTTAATGTTATCGAAGATCCTATCTATAGCAATCTTCAACTGTATTTATTATAACATATATGTACTATATGTCAAATTGCGACCTTTTTTGGTAATTTATATTGGTAATTATTTTCTTCTTTTAGCACCCATCAAGCGATCATCTTCTCTTTGTGCTGTCATTCTACGTATTAATCTTAGACTTTTTTTNCGTTTTTCACGTGCTATCTCTGANGGCTTTCTATAATACTGCCTGTCCTTTAATTCTTCCATTAGTCCAGCATTTTTTATTTTTTTCTTAAGTTTCCTGAATGCTTTCATAATGTCATCACCCCTGACCTCCACGTATAATCCACCCTTTGGTCGATTTGGCGCCAGTCTCGGTTGATATTCTTCTGATCTATTTTGAATTTTGTTTTTTAAGTTTTTCATTTTCACCAAATATTAATTGTACATCGGCATTATCATTTATCACTTTTTCATCTATAACTATTTCTTTTACACCTTTTATCTTCATTTCTGTGCTGTCAAATTGGTATGGCAACAGTATTTGATCCAGGACGGATTTGAGTCCTCTGGCATTAGTGTTGAGTTCTTTGGCTTTCTGAGCAATGGCCAGTTGAGCGGGTTTTGTAATAGTAAGTTTAATTTTGTCCAATCCAAACATATATTGATATTGCTTCAATAAAGCATTTTTTGGTTTACTTAATATCTGTACCAGTTGTGGCTCGGACAATGCACTTATACTTGTGACGATGCTGAACCTTCCTGTGAACTCCGGGATTAATCCATATTTTATTAGATCATCAGGCATAACCTTGGCGAGATAATTTTTGTTGCCGCTTTCTTTGATTGTTGCACCAAACCCGATACCACTTTTATCTTTTCTTTTCATGGTTTTTTCAAGTTCTGTGAATGCTCCGCCCACAATGAAAAGTATATTTTTTGTATCAATTTCGATCATCTGTTGATCAGGATGTTTTCTTCCACCACCTGGCGGTATTCTGCACACAGTCCCTTCCACCATTTTTAATAATGCTTGTTGCACACCTTCTCCGGATACATCTCTAGTGATGGATGTGCTTTCAGACTTACGAGAAATTTTATCAATTTCGTCTATGAATATGATACCCTTCTCTGTATCTTTTTTGTCGTAGCCTGATGCGGTGTGTAATTTAACTAGAACATTTTCAACATCATCACCAACGTATCCTGCTTCGGTCAAGGTTGTNGCATCTGCGATTGCAAAAGGAACATTCAAATACTTGGCAATAGTTTTGGCAAGAAGTGTTTTTCCTGCTCCGGTAGGNCCTAATATTAAAACATTTGATTTTTCAATCTCAAAATCAGGAGGCGGAGCCATTATTCTTTTGTAATGGTTTGCCACTGCAACAGATAAAATTGTTTTTGCGTGATCTTGTCCTATAACGTATTGGTCTAAGAATTCTTTAATATCTACAGGATTTAAAAATTCGCCATCTAATAGAAATTTTTTATTTACTTTGAATTGATCTTCTGCTAGGATCTCGTTACATAGTTTAATACACTCGTTACAGATAGTCACTTTCTCTGCACCAACAATCATCTTGGATACATCGCGTCTTGACTTCTGGCAGAATGAACAAACTAAATTCTCTTCTGACATTATTATCTGTCTGCTTTAATTTTTGCTATTTTTGGCAGGAGTTCTGGAATGCCTGCTATCTTGTTCCTATTTAAAACTGAAAATGCTTGAGCATCATCGAAGTTACTATTAATAAAGAATGTCTTAGATAAAGTTAATATGTAACCTGCCCATACTCTTAATTGATTAGATGAATAATCCATATTCATGATAATGTGATCTGCTTGTCTACAAGCATTCAACAACCATGTGTAATCTCTTCCTTTTTGATTTGGTCTCCAATTTTCTAAATATTTTTCGTAGTTTGCATCAGACTCATTGCCAAACGGATCTAGGTTTGAAAAATTGTTATCATCCCATACGTATAAAGTTAAGTTTGACTTACTCATTTTTTTATTAATCTGATCGGCAAAACTATCTTTATCTCGTTTACTTAAATTNATTAAAACAAAACTTTTATCTTGATTAGTAAACCAAGATGGTGGTGTCACCAATGTAATTGTGCCTTTTTTCTCTGAAAGGTCTACTAATTTTTTTCCTAATGCAGGGGATTCTTTCTTCGCTTCTTTGTTTCCTACGATATCAGTTGACCCTACGTGTTTATCACCTTTTGCCATTATACCTCATCTTCCTTTTGGTCTTTCATTATATTAATAATAACATTTCTATCTGTTTCTGTCAAGTCGGTAATTTTTAATTCACCGTTCTCAATTTTAGTTATCAAGTTATCAATCCTTGCTTCAATTTTTTGTTGGTACTCGTTGTCACTTAACATTCTTTTTTTGTATGCTTCGATTTTACCAGGACTTATTGTGTGCTCAGGCATCAACTCTTCAAGATCTTGATCTGTCTCGTCTGTCTTATCGATTATCTTGTTTTCATCTTCAGTGGGTTTTGGTGTTGGTAATTCAATTTCATTTTTCTCAGGTTCTGGTAAATCAAGTTCTTTTATTTTGCTCCATTGTGTATCTTTACTCTGTTCTTCGTTTTGTACATACAGGTCCTTGTTCACAGGCACCCTAATCTTTTTTCCATTTTGTATAATAATTTGGGACTTCTGTCCTGGATTTATTTCTTCTTCTGTGCCTGCAAGGAGAGTATCTAATTCATCGTCTGTAATATCTCTGTCTTCTAGTTCGGGTGTGACTTGGAACTTTTCTGCTAGTTGTTCAACTGACATTTTTTCTATTCCCTTGTCAACTCCTATCACTGGTGCAGGCTCTGGTTCAGCAATTGGTGGACTAGGAAATTCACTCATTATAATTGCTATTGTCTTTCTAATTTCTGGTGGAATCGATTCTATAGTTTCGTCACCTTTAAGTATTCCGTCTATATGATCTTCAAAAAATTGCATTCTAGATTTTGTAATCGGTGGATGATTTTTAGCATCTTCTTCGGTTATTCCGCTGGCCATTATAAAAACATCTCTGTTAATTCTATCTCGTAGTTCTTTTTTTTCTACGTCCGACTGTTCTACTTTTTCCACAGTTGCCTCTTTTTGAATTGGTTTACTTTCTAATTTATCTGTTTTTGGCTCTGTGTTTTCTATTGGTTTTTGCATAGTTCTAATAACCATTGGTTTAGCATTTTTAGGCTTATTAACATCTGTCTCAGGTTCAATAACCGTGGTAAGATCAGGTTTTATTCTCTCTCCATCCTCCTGCTTTTCATTCTCAATAGGCTTTTCCATCTCTTTCTCAATTTTTTCCGAGATAGTTGTATCCTCTTTTTTAGGTTTAACAAACGTGCTTTCGACATCATACGCAACTTCATCTAGATTAAATCCATCCTTTATTTCATTGTCCTTTTTTTTTACTTGATCTTCTTCTTTTGCTTTGCGTGAAAATTCTTCTAACTTTTTTTCGTCTTCTTTTATTCTTCTTTCAAATTCTTTTTCTTTTTCTTCTTGCAGAAATTTTAAAGTTGTTTTATCATCATCTACCACAATTTCTAAAGGTTTTTCTTTTGGCTTCTGCACTTTTTGATTGAATATAGATAGTTTGTCATTCCACTCTTTTTCAATTTCCTTATGTTTTTCAGTAAGAGTCGGTGAAGACGAACTAGGCGGTGTAAGATCTTCAGGATCTGGCTTTTCCAAATCAACTAAATCCTCAGGTTGAGGTCCGGGTAATCGTCTGACCAAACTCATGTTGGCCGCTATCAAGAGCAATACTGCCAATGGATCAAATACAAATATGATTACTATGATGACCCATCGCACTGCCTCTTCTAGTAACTCTTGGTCGGCCTTTTCTGCATAAATGAATTCTGCAATATATTTGACAGGTCCAACCTCTGCTTCAAGTTTCCTAAATTCTTTTTCGTATACTGCCTTTTCTTCTCTTGCTTGATCCACAATCAGTGTCTCTGCTTCTACAAGTTTTTCAAGGTTGATAATTTTGCCTTCAATGTCTTCGGTTTTTGCATTTGCTTGATTCCTAAGATCACTTATTCTCTTTTCAATATCAGTTACCTGACTAGCATATTTCTCATCTATCTGTTTAAATTTACTGTTGAGCAGTCCTTGGATTTCTAGTATTTCTTTTTGTGCCGATGACGCCACCGCTAATTCATTGGCCTTAGCATCATTTATTGCATCATCCAATTTCCTTTTACTGAATGCGCCTTTGTANCTTTCATTTGCAACTGCTATATCAGAATCTTTCCGCTCTTTGGCCTGCTTGATTCTTTCTTTTTGTATTTCTATCTGCTTGTCAGCATCTTGCCTAGCATCATCTTTTTCTTGCTTGATCTTCTGGAACAACTTGTCAAGTTCTGCTTGTTCACGCATTACCAGGCTGTCCACTCTAACGTCTTCACCTTTAAGCAACCTGCCAAGATCCGTGTTCCATCTGTCTATCTTTGATTCGGATCTTTCAATTTTAGATTCTATCGACGTTATAGATGCCTTTTGATCTAAAGTCATTGATGTCTGTTCAACGTGTGCCTTAGATAAGAACCCAAAGATACCCATGGAAGTGATAAACATCAAAACAATCAAGGCAACTATCAAATAACTTTTCAGCCACCAGACAGCATTGTTCCAATTCCTATGCAACCAGACTGCCGTGACCAGTTTTCCAACTTCTAGAACCACACCCATTATGATGATTGGCACTACTGCCGCGGCAAAGATGGCCGCCAAACCNGCCACCGAGTAGTAAATTGCTACTGCGGATATAGATAGGGCAGAGATTAGAGTCAAGATTGCAATAAACATATGTGTATTTACTATAACAGAACTCGTATTGTCTTACGAGTGAAAACTTTGGTAATGATTAGTTGCCTGTGCTAGGTTTACTTGCGTCGATGGCCTCTTCGTTGCCACCTGATTCGTGTGATCTAAACTGGGCATCTTCTACCACTGCAATCGAATTTACAAGAGTAGTATTGTTAGTTGTTACAGGTGCCGCAGTCAATTTCAATAATTTGAATCCATCTGTTCTTGGGTTTGAAGCCGCTCCAGTTGGATCATGCACTTCGATATTTTCTGTGAAAGTTGATGAAAGTACTTCTGTGATCTGATCTTTGATGTAACCTTCTGCACTTGTTGTATAAGTGGAACCATCTGGATTTGTACCTGATGCTAATAAGAATTGAGCATTCTCAACAACCAAAGTGAAAGCCAAAGATGTTAGTTGGGTTGATCCATTTGAGTCACCGCCAATTGTAATATTTCTTAAATCTACGTTAGTTTTTTCCTGCAATGCCAATACCATTTTTTTGAATCTAATGTTACCTCTTGATAACATAGTTGAAATTGCTAATGATGATGGATGTGTGCCAAGTGTTCCATAATCGCCTGCTACTTTTGGAGTAACGCCTCCGCCTGTGTTGTCACCAGTTGTAGATGAATAGCCACTTTGTGTAATAGTGACTCTATACATTCTTGATCTTTCACCAGTGTCTGGAGATAAACCGTATTTTTTTGCTTCTTGGTTTGGCGTTGTCATTTTTGTTCCTAACTGTATTTATTTATGAAATTATTTAGTTTACGAATCTCCAATACCTGCCCATTTCTTTACAAGCGGCATTAGTCTTGTGTCTTAAAGCACCATTTAATTGTATAAAAGTTTGGTAAACTCTGCAATATCCTCCTGATTGAGGGTATGAGTGTATTACTCTAACCTTGCCGGATGCTTTACGTTCCTTAGAATACCAAGCAACAACCTCACCATTTTTAGTGTTATCTAATGCATGATATACACTAGATCTATGTTGTAGTTTTTCATTCTTATTAAGGCTAAAACGTAGATATTGTGCGTTATTCCAAAGAAACCCAGGTATGGCATTCAACATGGTCTCGTCCATATTCAAAGGAGCCTTTTTTATATCTATAAAAGTGCCTGATGTATCACTCAACTCACCTTTCATACTGCCTGTCGAACAAGCATTCAATAATAGAACACTACTCAACAGAATGATAGCCTGGTACAATCTCATAAGTTCCATCCAATCTTTGACAAGCAATTGATCTTTCTTTGATAGTAGTATTTTTGTAAGGCATATCCCAAGTGAATATTTGACAATTAGATGCTATGCCCATACCATGAAGGAAGTCTTTAACACCATCCTCACAATGAACTTTCTCTTCTGTGCGTTCATCTATTACTTTGCCTTGGTTATCAATTGTTTTAATTGTTGTTGTCTCTATGTTGCAGTATTGATCATTCCAAGGTCCACCAGCATGACTTTTGCCAATGTACGTCAGTATGATTACCAACGTCAGTACCACTAGGGCAATAATTTTGACAAGAAATTTCGTGTCCATTGCCCTAGTTCTTTAATACTTCGTCAGCCGCATTATTGATTGCTTTGGTATCAATTTTTACCGCAATCTTTTTCTTATTGATATCTGCTACGATCTTATCAATTTCTTTCTTAGAAATTTCTAACATCACATAGACTCTATAAGATTTATGTTGTGTGACATAGATTTCTTGTTTAGTCACTTCGTAATGTCTTACCAAAGTGTCTTCAATCATGTTCACAATCGTATCCTGAGAACCTGCCGTCACCGTCAAGTTTTCATTTGTACCTGCTTCGTTTTTATTAATGGTAGTCCTGTTGTTCATCTCACCATTAATCCTATCAGCAAGTTTTGCCTTAGCCAGCATTATGGCTTTCTTAACAGCCAACTCCATATCTGGAGATACTGCCGTTGCCGCCTCCTGGTATTTTCTAAACGTCTCGTGGTCGTAGTCTACATACCATTTAGGGGCCTTGTTCACGTAACCATTCTTAGCCATGTCAGGCTTGATCTTGTACGTAGAACAGTTTGTTAATGCGATACAGGCCACAACGACAAGCACCGCTTTGATGATTTTATCCATCATCGTCCTCCTATTTTTGTAATTTGTCAACCATCTCTGACAGTGATGCAAAAACATTTGAAACAACATCGAACACACCATCAACATTTACATCGTTGCTGAATTGTGCCCAACCGTCTCCAATCATTGGATACACTGCTAGGAAGATTGCAAATAATATTACTAACCTAATCATAGTATTATAATAGCATATTTTCCAAATACGTCAACCAAGTTGATCTTTACAAAACCATTGATTTTATTGAGGTTTTTTACCATTACCAAAAAAAGTTTTGGAAAAAGGTTATTTTTTGGTATATTTTTTAAGAATCCAACTACTGCTATTCATTTTGTTGGTTCCACCAACACCAAACTTAAATTGAACATTTCGGTGTTCTTTGTACAATTTTTGTTCAGGGATATTTTTTGATGTACGATCACCACCATTTGCAAAAATTATTGTGTCTTCTTCTTCAGTCAATGCCAATGCACTTTGTATGGCGTAATTTGCCGTTCCGTCATCATCATCAAAAGAGAAAACATTATCTACCATTTCAAGATGTTTAATAATGGTAAATCTTTCATTCATTGGCATGAATGCTTTGCCTTTTTTCTTTACCAACCAGTCATCAGAATTTAATCCAACCCATAACTCATCACCAAGTTTTTTTGCTGATTTAAAATATTCTATGTGTCCCGAATGTAAGGGATCAAAACCACCGGTTACTAATACTATCTTCATATTAATTTTTTCTCTATAACAAATTTATGTAATAGGTCCCCCCACGCATGATGTCCTGTCTGGCTTGGATGTCCATCATTTGCAGACTTGGTCCACCCATTCATTGCACAAAATTCAAAATGACTTTGAACGTAGTCCTTATTAGAAACTTCTACCTTATGATCTTGATTAGATCTGTTGTCTTGTTGCATTTTAATATTTTCTTTTACAAATTCACTGCTGTCAAAATTAAAAAAATGTTCTTTATCTATTGCGTCATACCATAATTTTAGATCAGGTCTAGTCACATGGTTAATCATCTCAATAGGAGTGTCATTTGTCAAAGCATGATACATCACATATTTGATACCGTGCAGTTTAAAAAAGTTCTGTAATGTTAGAATATGTTGATACAATCTCACTGCACCATTTAAATCGTGATCAATTTCTTTGTCTTTCAAAATCCATTCGTGTTGCCAAACAGACCAAGTCATCCATTGATATGAAAATTTAAGTAGTTCTCCCTTGATACCACCATCTTTTTCTTTTGGAGTCACGTATTTTGATACAAAGTCCCAACGATGTGTGCTACTCCAACCAATACTAACAAAAGTGTCTTTTACTCTTTCGGGATTTTTCAAGAACCAATTTATTGTACTATTGACTATTCTGTCATTGCCTCTTCCGCCTTTGGCCAAATTTATCGTAGGTTCCAGACCTAATCTGTGACCAAGTTGTTGATGACAACTTCTAAATGTTTTTTTGGTGCTAAAACTACACCCATTGGCTAAATGATTCATGATGTTATGTAGGTATTTATTGAGTTTTCTTCCAGGCCCAATAACCTTTAAGCCAGTCTTTGTGTGATGTGTCTTTGTTTTTAATGCTACTCAAACCCTTGTTTGGAACTTCGGGTGTTTTTTTTAAAATTTTTATCAGTTTACCTTTTGATATCTTGGTCCTCATCTTCTTTTGCTTCTCTTCAAAAGATACTCTGCGACCTTATAAATTCTATGAAGATTAAAAACATTGCCTTTCCAATGCTTTTTCATTAGCGGCTCCGCCATTCTCCTGATTGCTTTATTGCTTTTAGACATTTTGACGCCTTGTTCAAACACCGCACCGCCGGATGTCTTTGCTTCTATTTCAAATTGATCTAGACCAGGCTTCTTCATCTTCGCATTTTAGCGATATCTTTTGCATCTTGGTCATCGAATACAGGCACCTGATTGCTTTTGTGCATGGTTGCAATACCAAGTAATTTTCTTTCACCGGAATATACCATCGCTTCTTTTTTGGTTGCGGCCACTCCTGTTATGTTATTACTCGAAGGAATATTTGTTGTCTGTCTTTGAAAGACAACATCTCTACCAAAAGGATCGGGGATCGCCCTAGGCTTTCTCCTTGATTTGTATTCTCCTCTGCAATAATTAATATAATCTTTGAGATCCATCTGATGATCTTTGAGGCCTAGGCCACGCAAAAACTTATTGTGTTCACGCATCTGTTTCTCATACTTCTTTAACTGCGTATCTGTCAGTGGTCTTCTTCTACGCCTTACTGTTCTCAACATTGTAAGACCTTGTGCTAAATGCATCGTCATAATATTATTATACCCTTAAGGAAGTTTATTGTCAACTATTGTTTGATAAATGATAGCGGAGTATTTTTCGTTTGTGCTCCAAGCGGAAATACCATCTAACATAATCCTGTAATCTTTTTCCGCATTTCTTGCCTTTCTAAATTCTTCATATGCAGGGTGATTGTTTAATATTCTTATCACTTCAACAACCGAACTGCACTTGCTTGGAAACTTTTTAACTCCAAATTTTGCATTTGGTATTCCTCTTGGTTTCATTTGCGGAACGTTATCATCCCATGTCCTAATACCAAAAAGGTTGTTACCTTCATTTGCAAATCTACTTGTACCGTTTGCTGACTCTACCATTGCCATGGCAACCAATATCGAACTAGGTACCCTTTTCTCTTTCTCCAATGAAAAGTTTGCGTAATCAATGCATTTATACATCGTCTTTATGAACGTTTGTTTATCGTTGTACACAAACGCGGGTTCTGTGAAACCTATATTTTGTAGTTTCTTAAGATAATCTTCTTCGAACGCAACAAGTTTTTCTTCATATGCTATCTCGTATCTCTTTTCAATTTTTTCTAATATCCAAAAGTTTGGCTTGAAAGTTCCGAATACAAATATTCCTGCACCAACCAATATAGAAATGATAGTATAGGATAGATATTTTTTTATGTTATCTAAAGTTTTCTTCTGCATAATTTAGTGATGGTGGGCCTGCCTCAACATTAATATGGCCTTACGAACCCACCATCTGTATAGTTAGATTGCAACTTTTTCTTGTGCAGTTGCCTCAGTAGAAGAAGTTTCTTCGATAGAAGTTTTATAGTTTTCTTCTGCTTTAGACATTGCATTGTTCCAATCTGCTTTAGACAAGCCAGTAAATCTTGTGATGATACCATCAGATAAGATCTTGAAAGATCCTGCAAGTTTATGCTGGACACCGTCCGGAGCAAATTTATGAACAACTCCTGTTGCCATTCCATCTGGATTCTCTCTGCCCATAATGAACATATAGTTTCCAGATCTACCTTTCCATTTGTTATCAGTTGATGTATCAGACTGACATCTTGATTTGATCTGATCTAATACTAACTGAGCCTTTTGTGAACATTTATACATAATTGTTCTCCTCCTAATTACCTTTATTATAACATCTATTGGAAATACGTCAACCTGGTAAATTACCGCTATTTTCTTGACTTTCTTGCTCTTCGGATTCTTTTTTCGTGATTAAATTGCTAGGTTTTTCTATCGGCATACCTGATCTATCAAACCATCTGCCGTCGGCAGTTTCGTGGACAAAAGATCGAAACTTGACTCCGTCTTTGCCTTTGACACTGATTGCTTTTTTGCTAATTGCTCCGTGGTATTCAGAACCATCTTTGTTGATCAGACGCATCTTATTTGATAATCCTTGATAAATCCTATCTATGTAGATTGGATTACCTTTTTCATCTTCTCCGTACTGATTTGAAATTGGAACTTGCATAACTTAATTGGTGGCAAATACTCTCGCGGGTTATGCCGCTCTCAAATGCATAAAAACCTAAACGGTTAAAAGTTGATTGAAAAATGAGAGTATTGCTACCAACTTACCTAATTATAACATAAAGCAATTTAATGTCAACCTATGCTTTTTTCATAAGTTTTACCAATCTACAACTGAATAATTTCTTTCTGCCTTTGCTGGTAACAATTTCAGGTTGCCCTTTATTGTCAAATTCTATACTTTTTACTTCTGCTCTAACGTTCCTAAAACGTCCTACTTCCACCATGTCACCTGCTTTAATTTGAAATGTCCACTTAATCATTGGCTTTCCTTTCTTTCTGCCAGTCATAGGCGTCCTGCCATCTTTGTTCAATAGTTTTTTTTGGACCTTTGTATTCTATTGAATAGTTGTTTTCACCACGTCCTAGAACTTCAACACCTTTCCAAAACATGGCGGCCACAACCAACATCATGATACCTACTATCCACTTGCTCATTAAACTATTCCTGCGTGATCCATCACTAATACTAAACCTAATAGGATGATCAAAGTCATCCAGATTGTTGGCAAGTTGTCAAGTATCAACCACTTGATTTTATTCATGCTCTCCTCCTGGGTCTGATTTGTCAAAATAAACTTTGTATGGATTGCCTTTCTTATCTCTACCTATCATAAAACTTCTAGTCCTACCGACACTATGATATGTTCCAAACTTGTAATCTTGTTGTTGTTTACTCGCGTTATGAAATTGTTTGAAGGTATAATAGATAGCAAAAATAATTGCCAGGTGTCCAATAACAAGTCCTGCCCAACCATAAACCATTGCGTTCATGCTTGTAAAGATGTAGATGCTGAAAACCGTTGACCAAACAAAACTTAACACCACAAGTATTTGTAGTCTTACTGTCTTAGGCAGTGCCCTTAAATCATTACGGCTATCGTCAAAAAGAACCGTAGCAGTATCAATCATCCAATCTTTCATTTTTGTGATCTCCTATTTTATATTCAAAGTTTTGTGTATCTTCACTGACCTTGATTTGTTTTGCACCATTTTTAATGTGGAAATGGGTCGCCATGGGTGTTAGTGGTGACAGGGTAACCAGTCTTTCAACTTTATTTGTCTTCGCCCATTCACCCAACTTGTTAATTATTTCTCTACCGGCACCTCTTTTTCTAGACCAAACTGTATAGGCTACACCAATCTTTCCGTCTTTTACTCTAGACATATAATCTAATTCTCTGACAGTGTAAGGTACCTCAGGACAAAATGCCACGCACACAATGGCCTCTATTTCATTTTCATATTTCAAACCAAAAATCTTTCTACCGTTTGTAATTCTAAATCCTAAAGTAAGTTCAGGTCTCACAGGATCTTCAGATACGTCTATATTGTCAAGTTCGACAAGTTCAGTGCCTTTGACCCATTTAAAAAAGTCATTGACTCTATCTTTAAACTTTTTCATTACAGTTTCTCTCCTATCTCAAAACCTCTGAATCGTAAGAATCTAGGAAACCTTAGGCTCCATTCGTCTTTGCTGTCTTGATTCTGTGTGATTTGATCTGCCCTAACTTCTACAATCTGTCCTATCAACTTGTCTTTTGCCTTCCAAAATGTTTCCCTGTCTGTGTCTGTCAATCCAGATCCAACGTTGGTCTTTATAAACTTGCCGTCATCTTTACCTTCTACTATAAGAGCACCTAGTTTACCTACATTACGTCCTGTACCTTCTTCTACATCTTTCACAGTAAGTGAAACTTCTATAAATGGTTTCACCTTTAGCCAAAGACTAGATCTCTTACATTCATATATGCCATTGACAGGCTTAACCATAATGCCTTCATATCCTTTATCAATACAAAGTTTGTTGTAGTCGGCGAATTGCTTTTGTCCATCTTCCTCACTTAGATTAATTTTGACATTTTCTACAAGTCTAATATTTGATCCAAACTGATAGTTGTCTAATATCTTTTTCCTATCTATCAGTGTGGTAGAACAAGCACCTTCTTTAAAATCCTCCAAAGGTAGACAGTCAAACACATTCAATATAGCGTCGTCAGTCTTGGCTCCTCCCTTTCTGTGTATCTCTCTCATCAATGTCTGGAAGTCATCACTCATTACTTCACCATCGAACACCATTGACTCTGGCATTTGATCTAGCATCTCATCAAATTGTTGTAATATCTTAGGAAAGTTTGAAAGTTCCTTGCCGTTTCTCGAAAACAACTTTACTTCATCCTTGTCAACGTCACAGATGACAACAACTCTCACACCGTCAAGTTTTGGTTCAACTAATACTTCGCCGGTCATCTTCTTCTCGTGTTTCTTGCTGTCGTCGGCCAACATACATTCAAACACAGGCACTTTAATTTTGCTATGCTTGTTAATTGTTTTATGAGTGACACCACATCTTAGATCCTTGATCAATATCCTACGATACCAGTCGTTCCACTGTTCAACTTTAGCAGTCTCACACAAATGATCAACGGTCTTTCTCATATCATTACCAGTAAGTTCTCTTTTTTCTAATTTGTCTACCACGTAGGCAAATCGTTCCCAACTTAATCCTGGCCCATCTTTTGTGGCTTTCGGAACTTGCTTGAGTCCAAAGGTTCGAAAACCATCTAAGGCCATACCAACACCATTGAAGAATTCTATGTTGTCAGCATCGCTCTCTCTACGAATAATTGCTTCTTTTTTAAGACGACTGTTGTCTGTTTCTAACTCTTGTATAATCTTATGCATAACACTCACATTTTAACGTTTTACTGCAAAAAGTCAACCTCGCCGAATATGACGAAATCCGACGAGATTAGTTTATAGACATTTACATTTATGTCTTCTATTGTTACATTTTAGCACAGATCAACTTTCTGTCAACCAAAAACAACCACTTTTTATATTGACTTTTAGGCAAAACACTATATATTTTAGTAAAGGAAGAATATGAGAAAGCAACTTATAAGTGCAATCTCTGGGTTACTATTTCTAACTTCTAATATCGCCGCGGCTGATGAGCCAAAAGTTGAGTACGGCGTTGAAGAAATAATCAAGCAGTATGTTCCGCAAATAAACTTACCGGTACCGGAACAATTGAAAGTGAAAGATTTTAAAGAACTTCATTGGGAATCTAACAAATTTAATTATAATTGGTATACAGATATATGGGATCCTGATTCGCTAATCATGAACTTCAGTCATGACAATGGTGGTCTAAGTCAATTTAATTACGACGATGGCTGGAGTTATCAATATAGTTTTAAATGGCGAGGCCATTTGTTTAACAAACCAAAGGATTAACCTTTTTTTCTTTCCTCGATCTCGTTTAAGGTTTTTAATTTTTCTTCTTTGGTCATTACCCACCAATCCTGTAGTTCTTTTGGTGTTCTATAACAACCAATACAAAAACTTTCTGTATCGTCGTACATACATACACTAATGCAGGGTGAAGGTATTGTATCATCTGTTTTAGGATGACTGTCTTTTAATTTGTCTTTATCTTCGAACAAGTCTCTTGCCATTAGCCTACTGAGCCTTCCATGGACACCTCTAACAATTTATTGGCTTCCATTGCAAATTCCATTGGCAGTTTTTGGAATACTTCTTTGCAAAAACCTGATACAATCATATTGGTCGCATCATTTTCATTTAGTCCTCTTTGTTTACAATAGAATAATTGTTCGTCACTTACTTTTGATGTTGTTGCTTCGTGATTAATACTGCTAGATTTATTTTTATTTTCTATATATGGAACAGTTATTGCTCCGCAACCACTTCCCATCATGAGCGAATCACAAGCAGTGTGATTTACTGCACCTGAGGCCTTTGGCATGATGTTTACCAAACCTCTGTATGTGTTTTTTGATTTTCCTGCTGATATACCTTTTGATATGATAGTTGACTTTGTGTTCTTGCCTAGATGTATCATCTTTGTTCCGGTGTCTGCTTGTTGTCTACCGTTGGTCAATGCAACAGAATAAAATTCTCCAATTGAACTATCTCCTTTTAAGATACAACTTGGGTACTTCCATGTCAATCTACTGCCAGTTTCAAATTGTGTCCAAGTTATTTTTGATTTGTAGCCTTTACACAAACCTCTTTTAGTAACAAAATTATAGATGCCGCCTTTTCCTGTTACAGGATCGCCCGGATACCAATTTTGTATTGTTGAATATTTTATCTCTGCATTGTCCATTGCAACCAATTCAACATTGGCCGCGTGTAATTGATTTTCATCTCTCATCGGTGCAGTGCAACCTTCTAGGTAACTGACATAACTTCCTTCTTCTGCTACAATCAAAGTCCTTTCAAATTGTCCTGTGTTCGTAGCATTTATTCTAAAATATGTAGAAAGTTCCATAGGACACCTTACTCCCTTAGGAATATAAACAAATGATCCATCTGTGAAAACGGCAGAATTTAATGTTGCAAAGTAATTGTCCGATAATGGAATCACGGAACCTAGATATTTCTTAACTAATTCAGGATGGTCCTTGACCGCATCTGAGAACGAACAAAATATGATTCCTAACTTACCTAATTCTTCTTTGTAAGTTGTTGCAACTGATACAGAGTCGAAGACTGCATCAACGGCCACTCCGGCCAATGCCGCTCTCTCTTGTGTGGGTATCCCAAGTTTATCAAATGTTTTAAGTACTTCAGGATCAACTTCGTCCATGGATTTAAGTTTAGGCTTTGGGGCACTATAATATGAGATAGATTGATAGTCAATCGGATCAATTTCTAAAGTACTCCAATCCGGTTGTTTAAGAACTTTCCATCTTCTGTATGCTTTTAATCTATATTGTAAAAGCCAATCAGGCTCATTCTTCATTTTTGAAATTTTTGCCACAACATCTTCATTCAGTCCAGGAGGCAAAGTATTTGATTCCACATTTGTCGTGAAGCCTGCTTTGTAGTCTGAATCAAAACGTTCTTTTACAATTTGTTCATCTTTTTTGTTTTGTATCGGCATACTATTAATTATCTAATTTAACACCTATCATTTTAAAGTGATCGTGTAGTGTGTAGGATTCAAAGTCAATAGCATTACCTCTAGCATCTTTTATTGTTCTTTTGTATCCTGCTAGTGCATAACGTTTGAAAGGGTACTGCCACGTTGCACCTGTTTGCCAATCGCCCTCTAAAATATGCTTATCAGCATCGTCAATTAAACATAAAGGCATTTGCAATACTAGATTCACTGGTAATTTATCATGCAGGTAAGCATTAATAATTTTATTCTGCGGTATTACGTGTTCTAAATGTTGTTTGTTAATATCACTTGCTCTGTAATGGGCACCATTTGGTGCTAATTGCTTTTGCATCATCCTAATGTATAAAACCAACGATGATTTAATTTGCTTTTTAATATTGTCAGACCATTTAGGATCGAATAGATCACTTTTTAATCTATCAATATATTGTGATATTTCTTTTACGTCTGGACGTGACTTTGTTTTGAAACTTATATCAGCCAACGCAGTATCTTCTAACAATTTAAAATTCAAGGACTTGTTCTCCGTATCTAAACCAAATTATATCTTTTTCTTCAATGTATTCTAATATCTGTTGTAGAGTAAAAGTATTTTCTTGTCTTCCTGTTTCTCTTTTGTCATATTCCTCTATTACTCTATCAAACAAAGGATGTAGTTTTTTAATGTGATCTGGTCCTATCCAAAAATTAGCAACTGGTATGGCCCCAACTCGTCTCCATAGACCGCAACCTAATGCTTGATAGTTGTAAATTTTTTTTTGATCTTTTTTCTTACTCATATCAAACATGATTGGTTTCCAATCACTTATTGTAGGATCAGTTTTTTTTGTCCAAAAGCCACTTTTAAATTCTATAAAATCAATGTCATCTGTGTTTGCATCAGATCCATGACTTCCCAATGATCTTTGTAGTGAAGGGAATATCTTTTGTAACACTTCTCTATGCATGATTTCTCTGTATCCATAATTGTATAGTGGACTCTGACCTGTATCTTTCCTAACCTCTTCAGATAGTAAAAGGATTTGATCTATTTTGTCTTTATTTGACATACTTGTTAAAGGCCGTTTGTGCTTCTGAGTCTGGAGCAATATCTCCTTCTTCCAATTTAAGTGTAACATTAGGCATATAACTTGGCTCATAGGTTCCGTCTTCTATTAGGTAAACCTCTCGAAGTAAATGAGCCATTGCCACTGGTGCGTCCCAACCAACACCGTTTGCGTGTTGCCATTGTTTCTTTGTAGCACTATGAATCAGCACACCAGAAGCACCGCAACCTTTCTTCAATGCTTCTAACATTTTTATCATCCAATCAACAGGCAGTCTCTTCAATCTTTTTGCCTCTGCACCCATTTGATATTGTTTCATCAATCCTATGAAAAGTCCTTGATTGATCTCTCCACCATCTTCATCACCATAGGTATTTTTTATTGATTGTAATGCGTCAAGCAGACCATATTCACCTGCCATCTTAAAACCTTTGTATGCGTAATCAAAATGTGAGAAGTAGTGTTTGTTAGGTCCACACTTTCCTGGACTCTTTCTCACACGTTTTGGTTCGAGATCAATTTCACACTTGTCAAATATTTCTTGCACCTTATGGGCAGTCACTACCCTTTCAGTTTCTGTTTCACCCATCTTGTATCTATGCAACAAACATCTGTGTATTTCTTCTGTGCCTGCTCTTAATATACCTGAATCGTTTACTATTTCAAATGCTTCTGCATCAAAGGCCGGTTCATCTGTTTCAACTATTGTAACAGGTATCTTGTCATACCCTAGTAATGCAAGTGATACTGCTCTGTGTTGTCCGTCGAATATGTACAAAGTTTTACTATCTGATCTTCTCACGGCTGATACAGGACAACACACTCTTGGATCAAACTTTTTCATTATGTTCATCACGTGTCCTGCTCTTACATCACGTTGCACAGAATAGTTAAATGCAAAGTCTTGTAATGGGTGTGCTTCAGTTCCTAACGGAAGTTGTCTACCTTTTTCTAATTGGTTTTTTAAATTTTGTTTTGCTTCTGCGTACCTTTTGGACCAGTTTGGCACGTCTTCTGGTGCTTCTTTTTTTACGTCATTGACTACGTCAAGAAGCATTTTAACTTTACTCATGTCTTTCTCCTATTGAATTAACATTTTGCATCATTGATTGGATTCTACAATAGAATAATATCAAAAATACAAGTGTATTATAGCACAAAAACAAAAAATGTCAATGATTAATTACTTGAGTATGCCTTTTGCAATCAGTTTCTTCTTATTCTTTAGATGCTCGGCCTCGATTAAATTTTTATTTTGACCGTAGTAGGCCACCGCATATCCATCCTTGGTCATTTGTAAATTAATATTTTTACCATCTACAAATACTTCTCCAAGTATCCTGCCAAACTTACCAGTCTCGGAGCCTTTATGCGTTTTGATTGTTAATTTATTACCTTTTTTTATTGCTTCAGTCAGATACTTTTTACTGATCAATCCACGTTGTTTTTCTTCCTTGTCACGTGTTCTTGATTCTGGAGTGTCAATTCCAAACAGTCTCACTCTGCTCTTATGTAGAATATCAAATCCTAGATCCAAGATGACATCGATGGTATCACCGTCGATTATTTTCAATACCTTATGTATCCTGTAACTGAAGTCTGTAGGGTCACCTAGTTTTGCCATATAATCTATTTATATGACCGTATATTATTTCCAGAATTTGAATTTGCCTAGTTTAGGCTTACTATAAAAATCTTTTACTAGATCTTTTGCAACATGGTGCCAGTAGTATCCACTATCACGTAATTTTTCGTTTGCGGTTCTCAACTTTTCTAACTTTTTTATTATGACGTGTAGTGCTCTGTTGGACAGTTTTCTTTTGCCCGATTCTATATCTTCTATCCTCTGGATAACTTCGTCAATCGCAGGACAAGTGATGTCCGGAACTTTCGGAGACTTCTTTTTTAATTTGGACCAAACCAATCTTTCTTTTTTTGAAGCCATATAGCCTCCCAATGTTGTCTATTATTTAGGTGGTGTGAAATGCAAATAATACGACACTACATTGGATATATGGAGTGTTATTGGAAATTAATTAAGCAACTTTTCTGTTGCCAGGTAAGTTGCCAACCCCGAAATTAGTGGACTAGGCCGCTAATCTCATTTTGGACATACCAACTGTTAAGTCGGCAAATCCTAATGCTTTTCTATTAGCATTTATAAAATTGACCTTTTACAGAGATCTTACTGATAAACTCCATGATGCATTCAAAATACGTCGATCCTAATTCACCCCCGGAAGGGATTACATAAGCCACCTAGCCTAGTTTTGGTGGAGGTGCTGGGTACTGCCCCCAGGTCCGTCAAATCTATCTCATCACTTCAACGCCTACAATGTATTTAAACATATACTTGACAAAATGTCAATCATAGTCTAGTATATAGAATGCAGACAGAAAATATAAAATCAAGAAGAAAATTATCAATCAAAGTCACCGACCTGAAGGAATTTTCCGAAATCAAGGAGGGATTATCTTACAAGAAGATAATTAAAAGCATTCAAGGATCTTTACCAAAAGGAACAACCGAGATTAGTGTTGAGTACACTAATCGTAAAGGGCAAAAGATTGCTAGAATGCAAAAAGTACCATTGGGTAGAAAGAAGAAATTAGGAAGATAGTAAAAAGGTGTCAATAAGATCGAGGTTAGTGAGGAAGTTTATAGTAAAGATCAGAATGTGGTATGCTGATATCAGAGGACATCACGGAAAAAAATGGGACTATGAACCTAGTCATAACTATTTAGGTTACAAACAGAGCAAAAAATATGGGAAAGATTGACGATTTAATTAAAGACCTAGGACAACTAACAGTAGTTGAAGCGGGAGAACTTGCCAAAAAATTAGAAGAAGCATGGGGAGTAGATGTAAGCAGTCTGCAAACTGCGGCGGCGCCAGTAGCCAATACCACTGAAGAAGCAAAAACAGAAATGAATGTAATTCTTACAGGTTTTGCTGAAAATTCTAAAATACCTGTGCTAAAGAAAGTACGAGAATTTACAGACTTAGGCTTATTAGAAGCCAAGAAATTTGTAGAAGACTTGCCAAAAGAAGTGAAGACCGGTGTTGACAAAGACGAGGCAGATAAAATTAAAAAGGCCTTGGAAGAGGTTGGCGGTACTGTACAAATTAAATAATTAAGAAACTGTGTTGACGTCTTTGCTGGACTTCAAATCCTCTTTTATAATTTCAATATCGTTATTGTTCATATTATCTAACAATTTACTACTCAAATCATAAACAGTCATTCCAGTCGTTTGAATGCCTAGTGAAGTGCAACTTAAAGTTATAATATCTTCAACACTTTTATCATCAAACTTTACACCCGATAGTCTCACATCTTTTTTTGCTTTATCTGAAACACGTTTAAGATCTAGATAATTTGTAACGTCGGGCAAACCTTTTAATTTTAATTTTTGTGCTACCACACCTGCATCACTACTATCAGACGCAGACACTAATACTGGATCAAATTGCTTTTTCCTGGTCTCATAATTCTCAAAATAATCTTGCCAGTCTGGACTATCTGAACTTTTTGCAATTAGATCATTTAACAAAGAGTTTTGAGCAAGACCTATATAACTTTGAGTTTCAACAAGACTCTTTGAATATGTTCTTAGAGTTGCTAGGTTGTTTTGTTCTTTTTCTATCTGCTGTTGTACAAACTCTCTTGCTGTGTTTATTGCATTTTTAAAACTTAAAGTTGGCTCGGCAGTAATGGCTCCATCAAAGGCAGTTGCTTTGGTGGCCACATCAGTTGCTTTGTTGTCTAAAGAAGTTTGGAAGTCTGTACTATCTGAGACCAATGTGTTTATAAAAGTCCTTAGGTTATTACACGAGGTCACATAATTTGTTTCTTGTGCTAAACTTTTATCAACGATATTTGCAATATTAGTGCTCAATGATTGCATACTAGAATCTATCACACTAATTCTTAATGTTCCATAATGATCATCTACACCCTTGCCAAGTGACGATGCAGTGACTCCTCTTAAATTTTTTACTTGACTTTCAATGCTATCAACAAGTTGCATATGTTCTAAAAAATCTCCTCTTTCTCCGCTACCGGCAACCGTTTCTTCTCCTAATGTGCCGTCTAATAATTTTTCTGTGTGTTGATCTAAGTCCTGTAAAAGTCTACCTATATTGGCAAATGGAACATTATTAATTGTTGCCTTGAGGTCTGTTTTTTGTGATGTTGTTAATACGTTGTTAGTATCAATTACTTCTGCCAATAAAAAACTTGCATTGGCGAAACCTAACTTACAAACATTAATCACATTTGAAACTTGATTATTTGAAAAACTAGGTGAGGTTCCTGTAATAGAATTTAAGCCTTTTTTAACAGTCATTTGTTACATCCAATAGTGAGGTTTGTATGTATCTTTTCGTTCATTGGTTCTGCTGTGATAACAAACAATAATTTCATACTCTCTACCATCATAATCTATTTCCGTTCTTTTTAAAAGACCTTCGTGCTCTTTGTTCCCACAATTAAGACAGAAATTAGTTTCCGTTTGCATAGACATTTGGTGATCCTTTCGCTACCGATGTACACGTTGGATCTCCTACTCTTCCTACAGGTATGCCTTCTGCATACACATTTGGTGATCCTTTTTTAATAACGTCAGTATGCGGTGCACAAACTGGTCCTTTGTGTACTGTGTTTTTATGCCCTTCACATGAAAGGGGAATGCCGTTAGCAAATACAGTCTTCACGTGTCCTGCTCTGGTCATTCCTGAACAGTGTGTAACGTCTGGGTCTCCTAATCTTGCTAATGCTGGCATAACATGATTATTTATAGTTGTATAAAACTGGTAATATTAAAGTGAGAACTTTTTAAATGCGTCCTTTTTGACGTCTTGCTTGATTCCACCTACAATGTAACTTTCAACTTCAGTCTCTTGCGGTGCAACCTGCATACCTTTAGAACTTAACCAATGCGTGGTCCATGGGAGTGGATTTGCTGACGCTGATATATCATATAAAGGATCAAGGCCGATTGCTTTCATTCTTTTGTTTGCAATAAATTCTACATATTGACCTAACAATCTTTCATTCAAACCAATAACAGACCCTTCTTTGAATAAATGTTTTGCCCAGGCTTTCTCTTCTTCAACACAGTCTTTGAACATCTGTAACACTAACTTTTCGGTGCCCTTCATGGCTTTAGTCATTTCAGCATCATCACCTTTTTGCCATGCCTTTATAACGTGTGTAGATAAGTTTAAGTGCGTTGCTTCATCTCTGGCAATCAATGAAAGTATTTTTGCAGAACCTTCCATTAGTTTAAGTTCGCCAAATGCAAAAGTACAAGCAAATGATACATAGAATCTCAGACCTTCAAGCAAATTGACTGTGACCATTGCTAGGTACAACGATCTTTTAAGATCAATTATGTCACCTTTACCTTTGACAAAGTATTCTTCTGCCATTTTACCAAACTTATCATAATTTTCTGTAACAGATTTTGCTCTTTTCAAAATTTCTTTATCATTAACAATGGTATCAAACACTTCTGTTGGATCTGGATAAACATTTTTCATTATATGTGTGTAACTTCTTGAATGAAGTGCTTCAAAGAAATCCCAAGTCACTATGCATCCTTCTAATTCTGGATTTGAAACATAAGGTAAGAACATTAGACTTGGTCCTCTACCTTGCACACTGTCCAATAAGGTTTGATATTTCAAGTTAGATGTGAATATATGTTTCTGTTCTGGTCTAAACGTCTGATAGTCTGCCCGATCTTTTTGCAATGATACTTCTTCTGGTCTCCAGAAGTAGCCAAGCATGGTTTGGTTTAGTTTATCAAACTGTGGATACTTAAACACATCATACCTTTGCACACCACCGTCTTCGCCAAAGAACATAGGTTGTTTAGTAAAGTCAATATCTTTTCTATTAAAAACAGTTTTTCCCATTATATTGTACAAGCCTCACAATTTTCATCGTCGTTTAAAATTTTCTCCTCACTAGCACCATTGGCGTATCCATTTACCACAGCATGACCATTGACTTTATTGGTTTGAGCCAACTCAATCTCTTCGCCCTCGTAGTCTTTGGAGTCACCGACACCTGCTGGTTGGACGTCTTCGTCCTCACCTTTGAAGTCATAGGTGTTTTGATAATATGAGGTTTTCCATCCGTATTTATATGCAGTAAGCATATCTTTTGCCATTACACTTAAAGGAACTTCGTTGTCCTCGAACTGTAAAGGGTTGTATGACCAGTTACCTGATATTGCTTGATCAAAATACTTTTGCATAGCGGCTACAATGTTTATGTAACCTTCGTTAGATTTCATTTCCCATAATAAAGTGTATGAATTTTTAAGTTTAGGAAACCCTGGAACTATTTGTTTAAGTGGTCCTTTTTTACTTTTCTTAATTGATAGCAATGCTCTTGGTGGTTCAATGCCGTTTGTTTCGTTACTAACAACGGAAGAACTTTCAGATGGCATTTGTGCAGACAAGGTAGAATGTCTAAGTCCGTGTTTTTCAATATCTTTCCTCAAACGTTCCCAAGCATATCTTTGTTTGTGTGCAACAACTTTATCAAAGTCTTTTTTGTAGTGATCGATGGGAAGTAAGCCATCTGCGTATTTTGTTCTATCAAAGTATTCACACTTGCCTTTTTCTTCGGCCAACTTGTTACTTGCTTGTAATAAATTAAATTGGAATGCTTCTGATAATCTATCAACTGCGTCCCAGGCCTTTGGATCTTCATAACCGAGTCCTAATTTTGCTAGATAATGTGCAAGTCCAATATAACCTATGCCCAAACTTCTTCTTGCTTTTGTAGAAATTTCTGCGGCTTTAACAGGATAATCTTGATAGTCTATTATTTCATCTAATGCCCTCACAGATAGGTCACATAAATTTTCTAATTCTTCTAAGTTTGAAAGTGTACCAACATTAACGGCGGAAAGAATACAAAGTGCTATTTCACCCTCCGGGTCGTCAATGTGTTGAATAGGTTTTGTTGGCAAAGTAATCTCTTGACACAGATTACTCATTGAAACTTTATCTTTGAAAGAACTATGTGTGTTTGTGTGATCTATATTCATTATATAGATACGTCCTGTCTCTGCTCTTTCTTTTAAAAGATCAAAGAAAAGTTCTTGAGCAGAAATAGTTCTCCTTGGTATGTTTTTATCTTTTTCGTATTTTAAGTAAAGTTTATCAAAGCCGTCTGTTCCAAATGCATCATAAAGTCCAGGTACGTTGTGCGGTGAGAATAAAGTTATTTCTTCTTCATTAATAAATCTTTCATAGAATAATTTACTAATTTGTATTGAGTAGTCCATTCTTCGCACACGAGAATCTTCTGTGCCTTTATTATTTTTCAGTACAAGTATGTCTTCGATCTCTTGGTGCCATATAGGAAAGTGTACAGTTGCGTTTCCGCCACGCACACCATTCTGGGTGCAACATCTCACAGTCGATTCGAATTTTTTAAGGAACGGAATCACTCCTGTGTGTGCTACTTCTCCTCCCCTAATCCTTGAATTGATACCTCTGATCCTGCCTGCGTTGATACCTATGCCTGCTCTACGAGCCACATAAAGTCCAATGGCCATATCGCTTGAAAAAATACTAGGCAGTGAGTCATCGCTGTCAACAAGTACGCAACTTGCAAATTGTCTTATAGGAGTCCTCACACCTGCCATCACCGGAGTTGGAATATTAATTTTGTGTTGCGAGATAGCATCATAATATTTTTTGATGTAAGTCATCCTTTTATTTGTAGGATAGTTTGCAAATAGAGTTGCCGCTATCATTATATACATATCTTGTGGAGTTTCAAATATTTGTCCACTACTTCTGTCTTGAACAAGATATTTGTCACAGACCTGTCGTAGTCCTGCGTAAGTGAATTCTAAATCTCTTTCTCGTTTAATAAAAGTGTTAAGTCTTTTTATTTCTGACGCAGTGTATTTTTCAAAAATTCCTTTATCATATACACCCCTGTCGACATTGATCTTAATAATCTTACTCAAAGGGATATATTCATATTGTCCATAGGCCTCTTTACGTAGGTCATACAAAAGTAACCTTGCCGCGGCAAACTGATAGTTTGGATGTTCTAAACTGATAAGATCATTTGCCGATCTCACCAATACATTTTGAATATCCTTAGTGCTCATCCCATCGTAGAATTGAATGTTTGCGTTCATCTCCAATTGAGATGCCGATACTCCACTCAGGCCTTCACAGGCTTCTTCAACGACGAAATGAATTTTATTGATATTCAAAGGTTCTAATCTACCATCACGTTTCTTGATGTTCATAGTAGTCGAATTTGAATTCATTTTGTAAGTGTGTTTCCTGGATTTAATTTCTTGTGTTACGGGTGTATTTATTTTAATTTGCTCAACTAGTTTCATTTTGCTATTTTCAATCATGGTCGTACTGCTCTTAATAAAAAAACTATTGTAACAAACAAATAATAATTTGTCTATAGAAAAATAAACTGGTAACTTAATTTATTTTGGTTACAACTACAAGTTAAGTGTGTGTTTTATACAAGTTGAGTGACTTCAACGTCCATGGTTGCGGCGGAACCTGTGTTGGTTGTAGTAAATTTAACAACCACAGACTCATTTCCTGCGGTTGAATCTTTGTTTTCTACAGCGGCACTTAATTCTACCCCTATGTCTACACCACTCTCGGTGTAGGTATCATCGAATGATACTGCTCCTGTTGAACTATTGATAATAAATTGTCCAACTCTATAAGCAGAACTTCTTTCAATCTTATAATTCAACACTATACTCTTGGCAGACAAACTAGGAAATTCCAAACTTGTAGTGGTGGCCGTGGATGTGTTGTTTGCTAGAGTAATTTGTTTAACTGATTTTGTTTGCCTTCCAATACCTTGGACCTCTGGTGCGGCATTTAAAGATGTAGATCTTTGATCTGTTCTATCAAAGTAGTCACCAATAGACTTACATTCATCTGATAAAAATTCTACTACCGGAACTTCTCTAATTGAATTAACACCTTCAAAATTATTTGCTACATCGGAACCATACCAATTAGCAAAACTAATAATATTTGCAACAGAACCATTTCCAAAAACTTTGATTGCTTGTTGAGAAATGCTTGTCCATCTGTTGTTTAAAAATTGTACATCCTTTGGTCCTACTTGGGCACTTGCCGTTGAACCATCTGCTGTGCCTTCTCCAATTAAAGCACCATAATAACCTGTTGAAAAATCACAGTCTCTAAATCTTATACCTGTTGCATCAAAAGACAAGTCAACAAGTCTTCCAAATTTACTTACTTGACAACTTTCAAATACAATGTGTTCAACTGGGTAAGATGCACTACTTGTAATTGTTATACCTTTGGAATCATCTGCGTCTGCACCACCAGAAGCATAAGTTCCTGTAAATTTAACTTTAGAAAATCTTACGTGCTTCGCTTTTTCTACATTCACTCCCGGATATGCTTCAGCATTTTGTAGGGTCATATTTTCAATATTAACATTTGTAATTTGTTCACTGATACTTGCACCTATGTTTTTAGAACTATCTTGGAATACAGCAACTTCGCTGTTTCCACCTGACTGTCTTATAATTGTTTTGTCAGTGCCTTCTCCAACTAGATGTGCGTAAGGAGGAATTTTTATTGCTCCTGAAATATTGTATTGTCCTGCAGGAAAGAATAATATTCTTCTTGATCTTTTATCTGTTTTATCCGTCTCGCAATACAATTCATCTATTGCTCTTTGTATCGCAGTAATGTCTGCTGTTGATCCGTCACCTTTTGCTCCAAAGGATTTTACTGAAACATAATCATCCAATCTTTCTTGTAAAGTTCTACTGAAGTCACCGGCCGCTCCTGTTACAATAGGAGTTGAGGCACCTAAGTAACCTTTGTAAACAAAACTGATTAGACTTGATAGGCTTGAAGATGACCCAGAAGTTAAAATTTGTGTGTTACCCACACCAGGAGCACCATCTGACATTGTGCCATTTCCGATGTATAATTTTTGTTCATCAATGACCCAACCAAGTTCCCCCGCCGCTAGTTGTGGTAAATCAGTGGCTTTGCCTCTTCTGTGTTGTATTCTAGATATCTGTACTACTGGCATATTATTCCTTATCAGTAAGTATTTATTAAAGGATAGCCTTGTAGTATTGTTCTAATTTAGCATACCACTTTCCGGTCCAGTGGTCATAGTCATCTATTTCAAATGTTTGATATTCGCAATTTTGTGTACAGATAAAGATTTTGCCTGTTTTGATCTGTGTGTCAAAAACCTTGTTATGAGCCTCGGCATAGGCAACTAACTGAAGGAAGTAGTCTTCTACCCATTCTTTTTTCTTTAATCTTCTTGCCTGTTTGAAATCCATTATAGCAGGTTTGTTATCTACCACACCAACTAGATCGGTTGTGCCTGCGTATAGTTCAGGATAGTACAGATTAATTTCACTTCCCCACACTTCATTTACACCATTCAATCCATTATCAATAATGACATTGGCCATTTGGTGGGCCTTTTGCTGTATGAGATTTGATCCAGGAGTCCTATCTTCGCCTTTCACGTGCTTCTCCAGACTTCTGTGCATCACTGTCCCTATGTTCGCTGATTCTGTTGTTATCTGTTGTGCCTTTTGCTCACCTATCCTTTTCTTCCAAGCATTGAGATGCGTCATGTCTTTCGTGGCACTTAAAACTGTGGTGACCGAAGGAACAACTCTGCCATCTGGAGTTTGGTAATGACGTTTGCCATTCTTACTTGTCCTGGTGATCTGATCGTAGGGATAACGTTGAATAAGTGATATTCCTCGTTCCTTTAAAATATTTTCTGTAATCTTCACTCTCCTAGTATAAAGGATTATGTTCTCTTTCGCAAGGCTGATTTTGCCATTTGTTTAACTTTGTCAGTTGAGCCTTGTTGGTCAGTATCCATCTCTGGATCTTTTTCTGCTTCTTTCTCTGTTTTAAGTATGATCTTTTCTTGGTTAAAGTCATTAATAATATTTTTAAGTAACTCTCCTTTGTCATAAAGAGCCTTGAACAACTGGTAATTAAAAGTTGGGTATCCAGTGTTTTTCATAATCTCTTCTACCGCATCAAAACTTATTTCAGATGTTTCATTTCTTTCATCTGCCTCGCCACGTAATTGATTGAGTGTATTAACTAATGCCGATTCCAGGCCTTTGTCAGCAAATTCGTAAAATCTCATGGGGATTACTTCCCTGCTAGTTTAGATAATATTCTATTTGAAGTTTCGAATACTTCTTTGGACTCTCTTGTTTCTCTTCCTTCAGGTTCTGTTCCACCTGCTTCGGCATCAGAGGCCCCAAACTCATCTGCTTCTTCACTGTCAGTGTCTAATGAGTCTAGGTCAGCATCAGGATTCATTGAGTCATCTGCGCCGATGGTATCAGTAGCAACTTCTTCTCCGGTCAATATCCTTACACCGTTGTCGAGTTCCTGTCTAGTTGTAGTCAGTGTTGCTTCTGCCTGCTCAATTGCTGGCTGTATCTTTTGAGTGAAAGCGTCTGCCTTGTCTGCTCCCATCTCGTCTCTGATTCTGTCTGCTAGTTCTAACATTCCTTCAGTTTTCATTGTTGCTAGATCTTCTAGAAATGCTGTAACTTTGTCCATCATGTCTTTGGCCGCTAATATTAATTCAGATTGTTGTTCGACGCCTTCTTTAACTTCGTTGTCCTTGCTTGACATTAATTTTGCCGCCGCTTGTCTTTCGTCTGAACTTAAAGCCTGTCCTTTTTTAAGTTTATCTTTGATGGGTTCTGATGCTTTTGATAATATTGGATTCTGTGCTTGATCACCACCGTATTCTTTTATCGCTTGATTTACTATGTCAAGCATCATTTGGCTTTTCTGATAATCAGCATTTTTTAATTCATGTCCAAAATGTGTGTTGGAAGTTATTTCGTGTATTTTAGTTCTAATTTTGTTTGCTACGTCTTCTAGGTCTTCTTTAGTAAAAGTGGATAGATCCATTGTCTGATTAAATCTAGACTTAAATTCGCCTAGTAAAGACTCTGTTGTTATAGGTTTTGTAAACTCTGTGCTTTGCATATTTTTATTTAGCCGTTTGACTCCGTTAGGTTGAAAAGGTTTGTTTGAATACATCCATTATCTTGCCTTTATAGCCGTCAGCAAGACTGTGTGCATCTTCTAATTTTTGGGTCTGTATCTCAATGGCCATTTCATTGCTTTGTTTTTTAGCCATTTTAAGCATTCTGTTTGCATTGGTTATTGAAAATACAGCGGAAGCAAAATGCTTATCTAAATCAAGTATATTCTCAGGAACATTTTTTCCGTCAGCCAAATGATGTGCGAGGATGATTGCAGTTTGTTTGAGATTGATGTCATTGTAAATTATATTGGCCTTGACCATATCCGCAATCACATAGATATACCGTGTGCCTTCTGCTTTACGAGGAACAATCGCTATGTGGCCTATGAGGATTCCCTTACTGAACTGCTTTGGCAGATGTTTAAACGGTCTGCGACTTTCAGTTTTCTTCGCTAGATTTCTAAGTTTGGTCTTAAGACCATAACTTTCAATCTGTTTTACCAGTTCCTGGTGTCTTTTTAAATTCACGATTAATCCTTACAACTTGTTTATTTAATGCGTATTGAACGTTGTTGTCAAGTTTTTTTCTGACAAAAATACTTTTGTCTGCTAAAAGTTTAGCAATGTGTTGATCTGTAGGATCTAATTGTGATTGGAAAAAATATGGTAATTCGGACATCCTTTGTAGGAAATCTTTTTGATCTTTTGTGATGAAGACCCGCGCCTGGCGAGAAATTTTTATAAACATTGTTGGTAAGTTTTTAACCTGGCATTCTCATCAACAAAACTACCATCGTCGATAATAGTCCTGCAATGACTGTTCCTGCTGTTGCAATAATAGTGGTTCTAGATGACTTCTGTCCAGTCAACATATCTTCGTTCATTTTACCAAGTCTAACTTCAATGGCCGTAAGCCTGTCGTGTAAACCTTTGTATCTTTCAGAACATAGGTCAACGTGTGCTTCTAGGTTTTGTTTTTCTAAATCAGTTGTACTCATAAAATTTAATTCCTTTTTTACATCTTTAAGATGTCTTGTTATAGCCTGGAATTGAGCCTGGGTCATTGCCTATGTGCCTTTACTGATTGCCTGTGTGTGCCTAAAAATCTTAGTAATTGTATTTATAATTTTTGCTTTAACCGTTAAATGTGCGGATAATTCTCAAGATCGTCCTCGGTTGCTATACGGAAATAGAGGTTGCGTGTCTTGTCATTTTGAGTGATAAAAGCATTTACCGGAAAGGTCGCTGTCTCTTTACAGAAACTTAATATGGGTATAGAATCAAGATCTTGTTCCAAAGCACCAACCGGGTCATTACCCAAGGCAAAAACATCTGACTGTTCACTTTCAAAAACGAATGCCCATACATTTTGTTTGCCTGCATACTCAGTCCCGAACCTGGTGTTTGCGGTCACTGTATTGTCCCTGACAGGTTTGTCTTGCCATGTTATATTTGCTCTACATTGAATGGTTTGTATTAGTGTGTTAAGATTAGACTGCTGTTGCCTGGCTATTGCAAGTGTTTCCTTGTCGTGTACTAGGTCACCACTCTTTGCAGTGAATGGAAACTTTAAATTTAGATTGCCGTTGTCTGTGATGTCAACCAATGTGTAAGCAATGTATTTGTTCATATGTTTACTTACTCTAGAAGAAGAAAGGGCAAACAATTTCTTGCCTGCCCTTCCAATTTACTGTGTTGTATTTTAAACAAACGTCAGTCGTTATTACGATACTGCCGCCGCTGTTAAAATACCAAGTTTAGTATCAGTTACAGTTGCTGAACCTAAGTTCACACTGTCTACTGTTCCTAATGCTCTGATAGCCGCCTGCAAAGTTGCCGCTACGATTGTGTCAGTACCTTCAACAGCAAAAGTTTGCTGTGTGTTTGAGTCTAACATTGGACCTATTGCTACAATAGTTCCTGAAGCCGCGATTGTTCTGTGCGTTGCCATTTGAGCGCCGTCGATTCCAGTAGATGTGTTTGTGTTTACGTAGTCTACAGTAAAGAATTGAATATCCTTACCAACCATTTCAACATTAGATGCTACTGCCGCCGGGTTTACTTTTGATATACCTGCCATTTTAATACCCTCCGTTTTTTCTCTGGTTTAAATGGCTATGAATGTCGCTCAGACATCATAGTTGCATTTATTTAGTAAGGTTTTGGTAAAATTATCTCCAAATATAATGAATCATGCTATTTTTTGGCTCTAGCATGGATAGATTGTAATAATCTTACGTAGGTGAAGCCACCATTGGCAATGTCATCTATCATTTTCATTATGGGCAAATATGAACTGGCCACCGGAGCAGGAATACCCTTTCCTTGTTTTGCTAGTTCAACTGCTATCTTGGCTCTTCTAATATTTTCAGGACCCACAAGCATTCTGTAGGCGTTCAATTGGTCAGCGGACATTCCTGTTGCTGTAGGTTTTGTTTCTGCGTCAATGACTCCGTCCAACTCGAACTTCTGCTTCTGTGAAAATTCTTCAACTTTTTTTGTAATTTCTGTGCCACGAAGTTTGGCTCTCAAAGCCTGTAGCAATCTTGTCACTGTGACTTTTCTTGCACTAGAACTGATGGTTCCAAAATCTGCTATTGTTCTCCTTAGATTCCTGTAATCATTATTTGCGATAGATAGTGCTCGTTCCAACTGTGTCAAAAAAGTGTAATCATCTTTGAAAGTTCTAAGATATCTTTTTACGGCCATTGTTGGAACATTGGTTCTTTGTCTCAGTGCCATGGCTTGACCTTTGTTTGCCAATTTATCAATGATTCTCTGTTCGCCGTCCACCACTGCCAACATATTTGTTAGATCATTTCCTGTCATTCTGACTTTATCAAAGTCTCCGTATGTTAGGGTCTGTGCCGCATATTGCTTTACCCAACCTCTGGTCTGTTCAAAGTTTTTCAATAAGGACAGTGCTAAAAAACTAAGATATACTTTCTCACAAATTTCTTGATATGTGTATCTTTGTAGATCGCCAGGCCTTCTTACCACTCGACCTTCTGCGATATATTGTAAAAAAGTTGCTGTCATGTTAATATTTATCGACCAAACTTTTTGACCATTGTAAGGTTCCTTCTAGAGAATACAAGTCTGTCTACAAGTTTCACTGCACTACCAGATTTGTCAACAGCAACATAACCTTCTGGCTCTGTTACCTCTAATCCGTTGTCTGTCTGTGAGAAGGATCCAATGCCCATCGCTTGATTCATTTTTTTAAGTACCATCGCTTTCATTGATTGAACTTGCTTGTAAAAACTTAACATCGCTTGTAATGGTTTTCTCAATTGACTTAAAAACTGAGGCATATCTTTTATTTTTTGTTGTCTAAGCGCCAATGCCTTTTGTGCTTTCAGTCCTGCAATTTGATCTTTCATTCTGTTTTGATAAAACTGCTGAAAGTCTTTTAGGAAAACGTTTGCATCAGTTGGCAGTTTGCCTGCTTTGACTTGATCGTTTATGAACAACATAAAATATTGTTGAAAATCTGGATTTGACTGCATCTTTGTTTGCAGGTCTCTCGGAACAAATTCTAATAGTTTTTCTAATTGTTCTATCTGTGATACAAAAGACTTTGTTTCTTCAGCGGTAAACTTGGCCGACCCTGATACATCTTTGTACACTGCGTTGTCCAACCAAACATCACTGTTCTGCGTAAACCCTGATATGTCAGCACCTGCTTGGGCAGACATTTCTGACAATTCGTCTCCTACGTATGTGGTGTGGAATACTACTCCAACCTTTGCCTGTGCTATTCTTTTGCCGATCTCAGAATTTTCTTCAACCGCATAGGTAATAGTGTTTGGCGTAAATGTTAGGTGTGGTTTGCCACCTATGTTTTTTTTCTCCAAGTCATTATCTGTGAACATCATATCTCCTTGCAGTACTCCTTGGATGTTTATCTTTTTTAAATGGACCAGGCACTTCAATAATTTTTGACCAAGTTGATCAGTGCCATGATTTTTTGCTATGTCTCCTTTGGTGTAATTTACTAAAGGAGTTCTTTTGTTGAATACGGACTTTGTACCAACAAAGAATTTTCCGTTGTCTGGATTAGTGCCGCACACGATTGCTGGTGCACCATCCCATTTCACAGATACAGACACAGCCTCTGAACTAGTGCCTTTTAAAGTAAGCAATAAACCTCTAAAATATTCTATGACATTTTTACCACCTTGATAGCCATCAATGACAACAAGGTCTTCGATGTGTTCTAGATGTGTTCGTTTGAATTCGTTAAGTAAAACTTCTTGAACTAACATTAATCATCCTCTTTATATTCACCCTCTTTAATGACAAATGTTTCTTTTATTCTATTCATTTCTTTTATTCTATTCACGCCATTATTGAATTTTGCAGGATCCATATTTTTTATTGCAGTTAAAAATTTCTTTTCTAATTTGTAAGAGTTCTCAGCATCAAAATTTTCTCTGATGTAACCAAACAGGTTGATTGCAGAATCTATAATGTGAGATGCTCTGCTCAAAACAACGTTCTCTTTGTCTTTTGACAGCGGAGCCGATGTTAATTCTTCTAATATACTTTTGGTTTGTCGTTTCATCTTAGGTATTTAATCAAATAATACTGCATATAATATGAATTGTCTACTCCTAATATGCCATAAGTCTGTTGTAATAGTCATTTAACTTACTTTCTAAGGTGTTATCTCTTTGAATTAAAAAGTTAAGTGTGTTTTTGGTATTATCTTTTATAGTTTTCCAATCAAACCCCATGTTGAAAAAACCAAAGGCATAGTGTCCTGCAGGTTTATTTCTTTCCAGTGTAGAATTAATTTTGATTATATTTTTGACCCATTTGTTAGTGTTTTCTTGCGTGGCACCATTCCACCTCCATTTATTGTGGTTGTCAAATTCAATGCCATATTTCTCAGCATTCAATTCAAATTCACTAACTCGCAGTTCGGGTTTTTTATGTAAATGAAGGCAAGACCAAAAAGGATTGAATTTTGTATTGTCTATCAGCCATTGATTACTATCCTCCCAGTCCTGTTGCTTTTCAGGTGGGATACCTGCTATCATTCCTGCACTGATCACCATTGCGTCACCCCAATTGTCCGCAGTTTCTTTGAGTTTGGTCTTGTAATTTTTACCTCCCCAACCTTTGCCCACCAATTGTAGTACAGCAGGATGTAAACTCTCCAATCCCATGAATGCAGAAACAAAGCCTATTTCTGGTAGGCTGTGTATTTGTTCACTCCACCTATGCATCAAATCTGCTCTTATGTATCCAGCAAAATTGTAATTTTTATCTTTGAGTGTTTTATGTAGATCTTTTATCGTCTCCCTGGCGGCGTTAAGAGTATCGTCTGTCACAGTCCAGTTGGTTGTGCCAAACATTTCAGCATTATATTCAAGAGTGGCTAAAATTTTTTTTGGATCTTTCAAATGATCGTGTTTATTTTTTCCTATGTTGTGATACCTACAATACTTGCATTTAAAAACACAACCTCTTGACCACTCCAGTGGTAGAGATTCTCCCGGAAATATAAAATCATTGTCGGCAAACTTCATGACATCATTTTTTATATCAAAACGTTTTGTGGTATCTTTAAGCAATGATAAGACGTAGTCTTCTCCGTAGGTTTTCCAAACACGGTCAAGATATTTTTTATCTATAAATGGATCATAGGCCGAAGGTCCTCCCAATAATGTAGGCACTTTCTTTTGTTTGCAAATCTTTGCAAGTAGGTTCCATTTACTCCGGACACATTCAACTAAATTTTCTGGGGCACCAAAAGGAAACACAAAAGGAGAAAAGCAGACTAATTTACACTCTTTGGTTACAAATTTATCCACTATCTTTTTTATCTGTGTGTCATTCCAATAGGTCACAAAGTCTACCACCTGCACCGCAACATCGTTTTGTCTCAGCCAACTTGCTATCTGGTAAGGTCCTAGGTATCTGTAGAAGGTTGTATTTTTTACAGTACTTCTGCGTTCAATCTTAAATTTTTCAATATCGTGACTGTTTAGGTGGGTGCCTTGAGCAGACGATGTAAAAATAACTACTTTCATAACGATATTTACACTAAATATTAGCATATATGTTAAGCAGACTGAACAACAAGCCTATAAAAGAACTTAATATCTGGGAACAAAGTTTATTGTTTGCGGAGTTGAGCCAAATAGCATATCAATCAGAACCAAACGCACTTAATAATTCAAGAAAGATTGGATTTGATGATGCTGAATTTTTTGATCACAAAGGTGCACAGGTCTACATCTTCAAAACAAAATATGATAATGTGATTGCGTGTAGGGGAACAGAGCCTTCAGAGTTTAATGATATCAAAGCAGACATTAAAGCATGGCCGATAAAATCAAAGACGTTTGGATATGTCCATGCAGGTTTCAAGCAAGAGGCAGACAAAATTTGGAAGCAGGCAAAGACAGAGATAGTCAACGATAAAAAGACAACATGGTTTACAGGACATTCGCTCGGTGGTGCAATGACAACAATTTGTGCGGCGAGGTGTCATCATCATGCACCCACAGTAGATATAGGAGGCATCTTCACATACGGCTCTCCAAGAGCAGGCTGGAGAACTTTTGTTAAAAATTTAAAAGTGGAACATTTTAGATGGGTAAACAATGCTGACATAGTTACCAAGGTTCCTTTATGGACCATGGGTTACGTACATCATGGCACAATAAAATATTTGAACACATGGGGCAATGTCAGATACTTCACGTATTGGCAAAGATTTAAAGATAGATACAGAGCAATCTGGAGAGGATTGTTCAAGGGTAGAGTTGACCCTTTCAGTGATCATGCAATAGGAGACTATGTTAAGTTTATAAGCAACAAGGTCCAGGGCAAAGAAACTGAACAGAAATAACTTGCAAGATTAAAACAACTGTAATATAATTAAATATTATTATGATCAAGTATAGTTTAATCTGCGATGAAGAACACGAATTTGATGGATGGTTTCCAAACAGTGAGGATTACGACAAGCAGTTAAAAAAAGGTTTATTGCTTTGTCCTTTATGTGATTCTAAAGAAGTAAGGAAGAGCATAATGGCTCCTAATATCAAAAAACCAAAAACCAAAAAACCCACCCATAAAGAACACGATATAACAGACTGGCAACAGGAACATATGGTAATGGGGTCAAAGGCCAGACATCTTTTGAGAAAATTAGAGAAACACGTCAAAGAAAACTTTGAGGATGTGGGTGATACCTTTGCCAAAGAGGCCAGGAAGGCCGACAGAGGTGAAAGGAACCATGACTTCTATGGCTCAGCAACAGACAAAGAAGTAAATGATCTCGTCGACGATGGCATTGATGTATTCCATGTGCCGTCAATCAAAGACAATTAAAACCAATTTACCAATTTAACCAGTATCATACGGTTGACTTTACAACAGAAAAGTGTATAATGTGAACTGTTGTTGAGGATAAAAGAGATTGAAATTCCATATCAATAACAATTTAACAACTAGAAAATAAAGGAGGACAATGTTCAATTTATTTTCAACTTTTAAAAGAGAGGATAGCAAAATGGCTAGATCACAACAATACGTAGTTTACACTAGAGAGTTTAAAAGCAGAGCAAAGCAAATCGGAGTATTTGCCGAGCCGGCTTCTAACTATACTGTAGACGGATCAGTACACGGTGGAAAAATCAAGTTTAAAAACTTGGCTGTGAAAGGTACTGCAAGAAAGACTGCAACAAACAAGTTGCTTTCTAAAGGTATCGACTTTACTGTGAACGTTTTAGGTACTGCACCTAAATCTTCTGCTTTAGAAATGAAATCAAACGTGATTTCTTTACTTAAAAAGTCAGGAAGAAAAGTAATTAATTACTCTGCGTAATTAAGCAATTTTAAAAGGGCGGTGCTAATCCATCGCCCTTTTTTTGTGGCTAGTCTCTCACAAGATCAGTTACCAAACTGTGATAACCAAATCCAAAAGTCTGCGTGTGAGGTAAGTTCTTCTCTATCACTTCAAACCCGTACGCCGTCAGCAATTTTGACAGTTGTGGTTGTCCTGTGTCCACTATCTTGGTAACAGGATCTAATGATAGTATTTGGAAATTCTGATACTTTGAACCATATGCGTGTTTAAAACACTTGGTATCCTTGATATCAGACACCATGATTTTTCTGTAATCTTTTAATTCTTTAGGTATTGCTTCTGCGCCTATCCTGTCAGCATTGACAAGCAAAGTGCTGTCATCTAATGGCAGGATGTTGTTATTGAGTCCTTCATAAAAATAAAATCTATTAGTGGGCACCACTTTGAACTCATCGCCCAAAACTCCTTGCAACCATTCTGCACCAAGCATATTTGATTTACAACTTGTGAAATATAAAATAGTTTTTCCAAATTTTAATATGTCACAGCCACTGAATATAGGATCTTCATTTCTACAAACTAACTCGTTTTTCTTTGTGTCATGAGTCATTGTGCCTTGTACTAGATCGATTCGTGGAGCAGTTATGTACACACCACCATTTGCCTGTACGTATTTTTTAATGGGTTGATATGCTATCGAACCTTCCCAGTGTTTCGCTCTGAAGATGTGAGGACATTCGATTACCTTGTTGCCAATACTGATCAAGTTTTCTCTCATGGCGAGGGTATTCATTCCTGTGGTCACATATTGATGTGTCGCAACTCCATTCGTCCAGTTCTCTATCCTAGGTCTGACAACTTCTATATCTAATTCATTCAGGGTGTCAATGATGTCGCAGATCATCTCGTCAACGTGCTCTATTATTTCATTGTCAAACTTGTAAGGAAATTTTACGTCTTTTGTGTAGCAGGCGTACTTCCAATAACGTGTGAAGTTTGGATCGTCTGTTGGCCAATTGGCATTAGCGGCTCTACCTATCACAACCGATCTAAGTTTACCATACTCGTTGTTGCTATTGAATATCATTATAGCAGTATTTAATGGCTCGCTATTGGCTCGCTATTAGGATTGGTTTAATTTCTTTTTGCGGAATAATCTGGCAATGGTCCACCGTACTTCTTGCCCTTGACCTTCTTGCCTGCGACTCTCTGAGTCTTACCATGTATTTTTTCTTGTCTGTTTCCTGTTCTTTTTCTTTTGCCTTGCGACTTGCAAGAACTAATCCAAGAAGCAGGTAGATCAGATGCTGGCCTGCTACAGACACCTTTGGGTGCAGGGCCTATGTTTTCATCTGTGTTGTAGACTTCAAAAATTTTCATCGCATAGTATTTAATCAATGAGCAAGTCTATGTGTAAAGTTGATCATGCAAAAATAACACTCAACCTGCGTGTTTATTAACTAAAAATGCTTTAGATACATTAGGTTTTAGGTTATAAGGTGCTTTAGGTATTAGATGTTTAGATCTAGACTTTAGGTATGGGCCACAAGAGTTATAAATATTGGTATGAAGATCAAAGAATTCATCCTAGTGCCAAAAAAATTACAAGATACTACATCTTGTGGCACTACATATAGTGGTCAAAAGGCCGGCTCGACACAAGATCTAGTATCGCAAGATCTAGTGCCAGAAATGATAGATGGCCATATTTTAGAGCAAGAAGACCATTCGGCCATCGCGGAAGGGGTCAGCCAAATTTTGAGAAGAAATCCCGGCAAGGGGTTGACAAAAGGATTTAGATGCACCTCGGGGCCTAGGAAAGGTCGTATCGTGGCCAAACCTTCTACCTGTTTCGCCAAACGAGATCCAGTCAAAGGCGCAAAGATAAAAAAGAAAAGACAGGCCAAGGCCAAAATTGCAGGTAAGAAACTCGCAATCACAAAAAGATCAAGACCAGTATCACGAAGATTAAAAAATGTCCAGTTGAAACAGAAGTCATCAGGCCGTAAGGGTGGTGGAACCAGGAAACTTCAAAAATCAGGTGGTGGATTCTTGAAATCTAAGTCAAGATAGATATAGTATCACCAAACAAGATCAACACAAGATATAGTCGGTAAAAAAAGTCGCATAATCATTGACTTTTCTGTTCGGCTTTATATATACCAAAATTTCCAAACCAATTTTACCAGGTTGACCGTATCCTGATCCATGTTATACTGAAATATGATGGAAACGGTGATTATTAAAAAATTAAGCATAGAAGAGATCTATGACAAGTTCATTGAAAGATATGAAAGAGGTCATTTCACAGAAGGAGTATGTGAATGGAATGGAGACGATGCTTTGATGTCACCAAGATCATTTGCCCATGCTTTCAAAAAAGAATGTGAAGAACATGGACACAGATACGACCAATATAAAAGCATGGCAGACGAAATAGAAGAATGGTGCCAATTGCATATCGGTCATTTGGAAAGTAAATTTGTATGAACAAGAAAAAATATAAAATGAAAAGAAAGGATTGGATCCAGTTGTTAGAGTTTTGGCCGTTATCAATTGTGGTACCTGCCATGTTGCTTTTAATAATGTTCGGACCAATAATAACAAGATGAGCATAGAAAGTTTTTTAGGCGGTGTAGTGATGTTGGTGCAAGTGGCAGTAGGAGATCTGCCTTTGGATGCTAGGACGGTTTATAAAGGAGCGGTGTTGATAGACAAGGCTGTGATAAAAACTGAAGAAGGCACTTGGGGAGCATCGGCACATGAAGAAGGATACCAAATTATCAAAGATGAAATTTACAAGATTGGAGGTCTTAAATGACAATAGTAGAAAATAGAAAACATACTTTCGCGGTAAGTGACCTAGGAGACTTTGACCTAGATCAAGATAGAAGCATCGTACCGTCGATCAAGTTCGCATTGAAGAGTCAAGGTATCAATGCAGATGTTGATGGCGAAGAATTCAATGGTGCTGTCTTCTATGTCCATTGTCAATCGCCAAGGGATACGGTGAAAAAAGCATTGGAAGATGAAGGATTAATTCTAGAAGATGACTAAAAACTTCCATTTAATGGAGTTAAATTACCGGTTGACGGATTTGGTAATTGCATTACAATGAAATAATAAAGGAGAATAGTTGATATGACAAATAGACTAAAAAAAACAATAGAAGCAATCCAGCAGATGGATTCAGAAGAACTTAACTCAGTTGTCACGGCAATCAAGTTAAGAAGAAATCAATTACATTTTAGAGACGCCCAATCATTCAAGATTGGTGATGCGGTATCTTTTACAGGTAGACATAATGCTATCTTAAAGGGTGTGATTGAAAAAGTTAAAATCAAATATATTTTGGTTAGAACTACGACAGGTCAAAGATGGAATGTACCTGGATCTCACTTAACATTAATTAAGGAGAAAGTTGATGCCTAATTGGTGTAATAACAATATCTCTATCACGGGGCCAAATTCCGTGATAGATAAGATCGAGAAGATCACAAAAGAAGAAGATAACAAGAATGGTCTTCTACAATTTTTTAATCCAATGCCTAAAGAATTAGAAGGTACCACATCACCTAGTTCATCAGCAGATAAGCCACAGCCGATGATTGATGGTTTTGATTGTTGGTATGATTGGAGAGTAGAAAATTGGGGAACCAAGTGGGAGGTTTGTGAATTCTATGGAGTTGATAGGCAATATCATTCGGAGAACAACGAAGGTGAATCCACAATTACATTCGGATTTGATAGTGCCTGGGCACCACCAATTAATGCTTATGATCAATTCTTAACAAACAATTCAGATTGCTCTTTGAAGGCATGGTACTACGAAGGTGGCTGTGACTTCATGGGCGAATGGGATAACGGTCAAGATGATTGTTATCAACCAAGCAATTACAAATCAGACGATGACTTTTGGAACGACGGCGTTGGTTCTACTCTAGATGATTACTTTGGAATCACTGAGTCAATGGCGGAGTACGAAGCAGAACAAGAAGCCGAAAAAGAAGATGTCCACGAGTATGTAAAAGGACAGGCAATGAACATAGGAGAGGAAATATCATGATTGATATCGAATACAAAGAAGTGAAAGAAATATTAGAAAGAAATGGCGTGATCGACCTAGACGACATAGAAGTTGGTTCGCAGGTGTATGACGATCTATTTGATTATTATGCAGACTCGGGTGAGATGCCATATGGTGTAATGAAGGCCAGAGATGGAGATCCATGTGAATGGATTACCTACAAGGTCGCAGACTTAGGTATCTTGGATCAGTTTGATGACGAGTACCAACAGGAGAGAGCAAACCATATGCAGAAATCATTTGATAGGGGAGAAATGTAATGTGGGAAGACGAATTGTTTGACGAAATACAAAAAGGTGACAAGGTTTGGTATGAGAACGAGCAAGGCCAGACCTGTAAAGGCAAGGCTGTGATGATAGGCCCAATGGGTTGGGTGGTCGACACAGGTCGAGGAGTTCCAAAGGTTGTCAACGAAGGATACAATTATCTAGGTCATACAAAAATGCCAGGTAGAACACCCGATCACCTAGGACATTTTTTGAATAGTGATTACGGAAAATAATGGATAGACTATTAAAATTCTGCCTGCCTAAAGATTTACAAGGTTGGCTAGATCAATATAAGGCTCCTTATAACGAATCGGCCTTTGCAAAGGATATTCCAAATGATTGGTACAATCACCAAATGGCGAGTAGACTGGCAAAGGTAGTTCGTATTAGAAAAAAGTATCGTGGAAAGTCATGGGGTGGATATAGAAGGCCATCCGCTTTTTGCCACAGAAAATTCGCAGATAGGTTCGCAATCTATGAAAGATAGGTTAAAAAAGTCAATGATTATGCGACTTTTTACCAGGTTGACGGTATTACCATCCATGTTATTATAAAGAATAAATGAAGGAGATAGTTGATATGAAAACAAGTGAAAACAAAGACCTTTTGAAGTTCAATGCAGAAGGCATTCATCCAGCAGACCAATTCCTTAATGCAAGAAAAAAGGCTGTTGAGGCTGTTGATGATTATATGAAAGACAAAGAAGAGCCAATGTATTGCGGTTTCGCGAATGTTTCAATACATCCAGCGAGAGGCAAGTTCATTTCTTTTATGAAGAAAGCAGATATTGGTGACAATGGTTATAGAGGCGGATACAGAATATCTTATTATGATATAATGCCACAAGACCATCAATTTAGACATACTCAGTCAATGGATATCAAAGAAGTTGCCTGTGATGCCTTTGCTAAAGAATTAAAAAAATACGGTTTAACCGTATATTCAGAAAGTAGGGCAGACTAATGTCAAGAACACATTTAGACAAAAAAGAAATTGATCAATTGATGGACTTATTCAATAAGATCAAATTGGACTTGTCGGACGATAGTTTTCCGACAAGAACAAACAGACTTGAAGCCGTTGAGAACATGGCTAAGGTCTTAGAGATACACGGGTGGAAGGCCATCCGTGATCCCTTAATTTGGGAGGAACCAAGCAAGAGTGAAAAAGCAGAAGGCAAAGAATCTTTTGTGGTCGCAGATGCTAGGGACCAACATTTAATCAATAGAAACTTTAACAAGGCGACGGGAGGAAAATAATGGCCACTAGAGCAAGAATAGGAATAAAGCAGAAGAGCGGTAGGATCATAGCATCATACCAACATTGGGACGGTTATCCAGGGGGACTTGGCTATAACCTTTGTGAACATTGGGAGGACTCAAAGAAGGTCACTGAAGCGATCAAATTGGGTGACTCATCCAAATGGCATTACATCGTTGGAGATCAGATAGACTTCGACGACAGATCCAATCCGATGTATGAGGTACAGAATTGCTATTACGGCCGAGACCGAGGAGAGAAAGGCTGTGGATACAAAGTCTACAAGGACGAAGCAGATTACATTGAAAATGGTTTCAACTCTGGAGAACAATATGTCTATCTAATGAAAGATGCAGGAGAGAAGAATTTCCTAGGTAAACCTAAGTTGAGTTGGTTCTATGTTGAAAGCAGATACACAGAAGATGGCAAAGAAGTGTTTGACAAGGAGTTCAAGCCTTTAGAGAGATATGCGATACTTGAACACATCGATATCTTGAAGAGACATTTAGAAATGATGGATGAATCAGCGAAAAGAAAGAAGGTGGCATAATGGTAAGGGTAGATTGGAGATACATCGACGAGCGAGGTGACTACAAGGATGACAATTCCAAGAACAGGGGATTCAGCCTTGTGGAAGTTTATGACCAGTATGATGTCA